AGCGAATAGCCGCCCGCATCGAAGGGATTGGTGACGACGGTCATGATGGATTTCCTTGATCAGACGGTGGAACGGGAAACGATGCCGAGTTCAGCCAGCTGCGCCTTCTTGGCGTTCTGCTCCGCCACCTGATCGACGGAGGCGTCGAAGACGAGCGCCGCATCGGACAGGATGACCGGGCCGCGCGCCGCGATCAGGCCGGTGGCATCGGCGCTGGTTGCGTCCACGGCTTCCAGCAGCACGGCAACGGCGGTCTCGGCCCCCTCGTCGCCGACAACTTGCGCCGAGGGCGAGAGGCGATATTTTCCGGAAGCGGTGATCCGTCCCAGGACAGCGCCCAGCGGATAGCTGGTTCCTGCTTTCAAGGTCACGGCTTCGCGGTTGAAGCTGGCGTTGAGTTCAAATTTGAGTAGATCGCCCAGAGTGGGCGGGGCAACAAGAACGGGCATCGGTTATCTCCCTGATTTAAGACTTGGACGCGGCTTCGCGGGCGCGCTTGACGATGGGGCTTTCGCCAGCGGGCTTGATGGGGGCCGTGGCGACCAAGGCAGTGGCATCCGAACGCTCGGCCAGTTCCTTCAAGACCGAGTTTCTCAGGGCGTCTGGCTTGATGCCCTTGCTCAGGGCTTCGGCCACATCGATCTTGATGCCAAGACGGCCAGCCTGGGCGGCAACCCCAGCCAGCTCGGCATATTCGGCCCGCAGTTTCTGTTCGGCCTGTGCCAGCGGATCGGGCGGCGCTGCAGCGGGCGGGATTACCGGCTGGTCGGGTTCTTTCCCGGGCAGCGGTTCGGTTTCAGTGTCGCTTTGCATGGCGGTTTCCTTTCGGATGAGGGAGGGTTGCGCGGCCTTGCCGCGGGTCATGTTTTTGCGGTTCACCTGATCGACCAGATCATGGACTGCCTGGCGTAGTGTGCCGACGCGATCAGCCAGACCGGCCTGCACGGCAAGAACGCCGCGATAAACGCCCGCCTCGGTGGCGCGCACGGCTTGGGGGGTCAGTTTCCGGTTGGAAGCGACCAGGGAGACGAAGCGCTCATAGAGAGCGTCCACGTCGGCCTGGATGTCGGATCGCGCCTGGGCCGACAGCGGCGCATGCGGATTGCCGTCGGTCTTCTTTTCTCCGGCATGGATGAAGCTCCAGGCCATCCCAGCCTGCCGGTCGGCGTTGCTTTCATCGACATGGACGGCGACCACGCCGATGGAACCAACCTCGCCGGTCTGGGTGACGATCAGAACATCTGCCGCCGAAGCAATCGCATAGGCCGCCGAGAGGGCCGCCTCATTGGCCACCGCCCAGATCGGCTTGCCGGTTTGCTCGCGGATGGCGCCGATGCGATCCACCAGATCGAACAGCCCGCCGACTTCCCCGCCCGGGGAATCGATGTCGAGCAGCAGGCCCCGCACCCTGGGATCGGTGGCGGCGCTCTCAATAGCGTCGCCGATATCGCCATAGGACATCAGCCCGCTGGCCGCCGCCAGATAACTGGATCTTGCCACCAGCGTGCCGGTGATCGGAATAATCGCGATGCCCTCTGAGGTGATTTCAATGTCCCTGGACAGTTGGGGCGGCAGATCGTCCAGGGGGGCGCCATTCAGCCGGGGGCCGAGGACATTCAGGATCACGTCCAGCTTGGCGCGCGCGATCAGCAGCGGTGTGGCAAACAGCCGCGCCGTAATATGAGGCAGATCGGTCATGAGCATCCTTAAGCTATGGCAGCCGGGTCTTCAGGAACGGCGATGGCCGGATCGGGAAGGCCTGCCGGTTGTTGGCCGAAAACCAGCCCCAGCGATTTTTCCCTGGCCTTGTCGGTGGCGATTTCCGCGTCCACTTGTTCGGCGTCATAGCCTCGCTCGGCAATGGCTTGGCTGCGGCTTTTAAGACCGGCATCGATCTGCTCGATCTCGGACCGGGCATCCTTCAAGGGATCGACCCATTCCCAGCGCGGCGGCAACCAGGAACAGGCGAGACAATCGGCCCGCTTGGTTTCAAAACCGGGAATGGACAGAGCGCCGGAAAGAACGGCGGCATCCATCCAGCGCCGCCAGACCGCCCGGCACATCTGATAGACCAGCACAGAATGCTGCCAGGCCTCGACCCGGCGGCGGAACTCAAGCAATGCCAGACGAGAATTCGAATAATTGGCCTTCAGCATGTCGTTGGACAGGTAAGCGTAGGGCACGCCCAATGCCGCCGACACTTGCAAAAGTGTCCGGTACTGGAAGGGTTCGTAACTGCCGCCAACATCGGCGGGGGCCGAGGTCTGGATTTCCTCGCCGGGTTCCAGCATCACCACTTGGCCGGGCTGGACATCCATGTTGCGTTCGCCGTCGGCCCCGGTTTCCTCGGCCATGTCGAAGGGCTCGCCGGGTGCTGGCGTGGTGACGAACAACGCATACATCGCCGCCACCTTCTTGCGATCCAATTCCGCATCGTCGTACTGGTCGAGCAGGAACAATTTCACGATGGCAGGCGCAAAGCGCGAAACGCCGCGTAACTGACCGGCATCGACCGGGTCGATGATATGGATGATCTCGCTTGCAGGCACCCGCACCGTCTCGCCAGCAATTCCTGGATCGGTGATGTCGCCGGGATGGCGCTTCAGAAAGTGATAGGCCACCCTGCGCCCAATGCGGTCGAACTCGATCCCCTGGCGGATGACGTTTCCCGAGGGTAGCGTCTCGTTGCGAGACAATGGCAGCATCTCGGAGGGGATCATCTGCAATTGCAGCGGCACGGAAAGCTGATCCTCGGGCCAGCGAGGGCGGAAGCGGAAGAAGACCTCGCCCGCGATGAAGACTTCACGCGCAGCGCGCCGCTGCAGGCCGTAGAAGTCGGTGAAACCCTCGGCGTCGGATTCATCGGTCCAGGACAGCCAGAGCTTCTGGATGTCGGCTTTGAGCTTCGAATCCCCAACCAGGGAGGATGGCTTGATCCCAGCACCCACCACATTGCCCGCCCAGCTTTCGATGGCGTTGGCGGCATAGCCGTTGTTGCGGATCAGATAGCGGGCGCGGGCCGTGATGTCCGATCCCGAAGCCGCGATCAGCGTGTTGAGATGAGCGCGCGAAGGCAGGAAGGCTTTCAAACGCCGGTTCGCTTGGCTCGCCTCGAAGCCGCCAATATAGGCGCCCACCTTGCGCCGGAGCGTTGAGAGCATCAAAGCCCCTTGCTGGCTGAAACCAGGATGCGTCGGCGCGGGCCACTTCGTTCCTGGGAAGCGATGCGCCGGTCCAGATCGGCCAGCACCTTGTCGGCCTGGGCCAGATCATACTGGACGCTGCGTTCGCCGACGCTGACCCGGCTGACCAGGGAATTGCGCCTGGCCAACACGCGTTCGCGTTCGGCCTTGAGTTCGTCGAGGGTCATTTAGGTCAGCCTATATAGCTGGATTGGAAGACACGGCGGCCTTTGCGCACGGGACGGCGAACTTGACCTGCCGCCTGCTGAGGACTGACCGCTGACGGCTGATCGCTTTCTTCCGATGGCTTCTCAACCACACCCACCTGCGCCTCCAAATCCTTCCATTTGCTTTCCGCCCAGCGGTCGGCACCCAGAATCCAGGCCGCCGCCCTTGCATAGACCCGGCAATCGAGCGCCTCGTTGCGCTCGCGCATCTTCTGCCATTCAAGCCGGGTAAAGCCGCGCCTGGTCTTCACCGTGACCAACTGCTCGGCGACCAATTGCTTGCACCATTCCGAATCGGTCCAGGCGGGCAGATGCACCGACCCGGCTGGCCAACAAGCCCCGGCTAGCAGTTCCTCGTCGGTCGGACGCTCCAGGCGCAAGAAGCGATAGGTCTCTGATTTGAAGATCGAGCCCGCCACGATCCACAGCCTGGCTCCCCGGCGCATTTTGCGGCCAGCCTCGGTGGCATCGACAAAACTCGGCCCGGAGACGGGGGCGGAACGGTTGAAGCCCTCGGCGCCCTTGACCGGAGAGACCTGACCGAAGCCCGCCTTGCGCGCCCAGGCATAAACCGCCGGGGCCTCATAACCGCTGTCGATGGACAGGCGGGCGATCCGCAACACAGCACCTCCGGCATGGGGCC